TATTCAAAAAGAAACTAAGTTTAGAATCGATTTCTGATTTACCAGATGAACATTTTGCAAAGCAGTATGTCATCAAAAGAAAAATACCTGAAAAATTTTATTCTGAGTTATATTTCGCACCAGATTTTAAAAAATTCATAGAAGAATTAGAAGTGGATAATGATGGTTTAAGAGAAGATGACCATCGTTTGGTTATACCTTTCTATGACAAAGAAAAGAATTTAATTTCTGTTCAAGGAAGAGCTCTCGGTGAATCCAAACTAAGATATATAACTGTGAAACTACATGATGAGAACAAAAAGATTTATGGTTTAGACAGAATTGATGAAGAAAAACCCATCTATGTAGTCGAAGGTCCCATAGATTCGATGTTCATAGATAATGCAGTAGCAACAGCAGACTATAATTTGCAATCGATTACCGATATTTTCGACAAGTCCAAAGTCGTTCTGGTGTTCGACAATGAACCTAGAAACAAAGAGATTGTGAAACAAATGGAGAAAGCAATTGATGAACATTACAATGTCGTTATCTGGCCAGAATTTATTGATGATAAAGACATTAATGATATGATACTATCTGATTTTTCACAGGATGAAATTCAAGATATTATAAGTAAAAATACATTCGTTAATTTGAGAGCGAAAATGGAATTTGTGAATTGGAAGAAAGTATAAATTATGAAAGTAGAATTGTTATCATACACACAACCATCAGAACGGTTTGCGGAAAATATGACAGAACTGGTTGCATTTTGTGCCAGAGTGTCGAATCCAGGAAACCAACACAACCATGAAACAAGTGAGAAGTTAATTCGATATTTGATTAAACACCAACATTGGTCACCACTAGAAATGGTGAGCGTTTGTTTAGAGATTGAAACCACAAGAGATATCGCAAGACAAATATTAAGGCATCGTTCTTTTTCTTTTCAAGAATTTAGCCAAAGATATGCTGACCCCACAAAAGATTTGTGGTTTACATTGAAAGAAGCAAGATTACAAGATACGAAGAATAGACAAAATTCTATTGAACTTGATATAACTGATGATGATCATCGTAGAACAGCTTATCAATGGGAAAATATTCAACAAGAAGTAATTAAAAAAACACAAGATGCATATGAGTGGGCTATACAACATGGAATTGCAAAAGAACAGGCAAGAGCAGTATTACCTGAAGGCATGACAAATTCTAGATTATACATGAACGGAACACTTAGATCATGGGTACATTACATACAATTACGTAGCGAACAAGGAACACAAAAAGAACATCGTGAAATAGCAGTCGCTTGTGCAGAAGCAATTGAACCAATATTTCCAATGATTAAAGAATTTGTATCAAAATAATTATAATAAAGGCAATGTATGGAATATCTAGGAATAAAAATTGATTTAGAGAGAGATGGATTATTTGATGAACTTGGAATTAAAAGACTTAAAGAATCTTATATGCGAGAAGATGAAGAATCTCCTCAACATAGATTCGCATTTGTTTCGAAAGCATTTGGTACGGACATAAATCATGCACAAAGACTATATGAATACAGCAGTCGTCATTGGCTCTCTTACTCTACTCCCATTCTTTCTTATGGCCGCAGTAAGCGTGGTCTTCCTATATCATGTTTCCTTAATTACATTGAAGATACTGCGGAGGGATTAGTTGACAACCTATCAGAAACAAACTGGCTTTCTATGCTCGGTGGTGGTGTGGGCATTGGCTTTGGTATTCGAGCCGCTGATGATAAGTCTACGGGTGTTTTACCGCATCTTAAAATATATGATGCATCTTCTCTTGCGTATAGGCAAGGTCGTACTCGTAGAGGTTCTTACGCCGCTTATCTCGATATTTCTCATCCTGATATCATTTCGTTTTTGGAAATGAGAAAACCAACAGGTGATCCTAATGTTCGTTGTTTAAATCTGCATCATGGAATTAATATCACCGATGATTTCATGGAAATTATTGAAAAGTGTATGTTGGATCCAGAATCTTCTGATGATTGGGAATTAAAAGATCCACACTCAGGTGAAGTCCGTGAGATTGTATCTGCAAAGATGTTATGGCAAATGATTCTTGAATTGCGTATGCACACAGGAGAACCATACATTCATTACATCGATACAAGTAATAGGATGTTACCAGACTTTTTGAAAGAAAAAGGTTTGAAGATTCACCAGTCCAATTTGTGTTCTGAAATTATTTTACCAACAAACGAAGAAAGAACCGCAGTATGTTGCCTTTCTTCACTCAATTTGGAGTATTATGATGAATGGAAAGATGATACCTTGTTCTTACGTGATGTCGCTGAAATGTTGGATAATGTGCTCCAATAGAATGTTCAAACACATTAGAGCATATCTAGATCAAGCAAACATATATCTTGGAAGACAAAGAGGTGAAGCACCAGATGCTGCTGGTACCGGCAGAAGATTTAGTCATCTTATGGCCATTGCGCCTAATGCATCATCTTCTATCATTATGGGCAACACCAGTCCTTCTGTTGAACCTTATCGTGCCAATGCTTACCGACAAGACACACTATCAGGTTCTTCATTAACAAAAAATAAATGGTTGGACCAAATTATACAAAAAGAATCTGAAGGCAAACCAGAAGATTGGGCCGAAGATGTGTGGCGTAGTATTATTGCTAACGATGGATCAGTACAACATCTAGAATGGATGGATGAAAATACGAAAGCAGTTTTCAAAACATCTATGGAAATTGATCAACGATGGGTGATTGAACTGGCTTCAGACAGACAACAATATATCGATCAGGCACAATCTATAAATCTTTTCTTTAGACCAGATTCGCATATTAAATACATTCACGCCATACATTTCATGGCATGGAAAAAAGGACTTAAAACACTCTATTACTGCCGTTCAGAAAAGATTGGTAAGGCAGATAAAGTATCTAAGAAGATTGAACGACAAGTCATTAAAGAAATAGACATGACACAAATAGCGCAAGGCAATGATTGCATTGCTTGTGAGGGATAAAATGAACAAGAAAAAAGAATTAAATATAACAGAAGAAAGAAATTACTTCAAACCATTCAACTATCCATGGGCATATGATGCCTGGTTGAAACATGAACAATCACATTGGTTACACACAGAAGTACCAATGCTCGAGGATGTAAAAGATTGGAAAAAGAAATTAACAAAAAGTGAGAAAGAATTCTTAACACACATTTTCCGTTTCTTTACACAAGGTGATATCGATGTGGCTGGAGGTTATGTTCGTAACTATCTGCCATATTTCTCTCAACCAGAAGTTCGCATGATGCTAATGGGTTTTGCTGCACGTGAAGCATTACACATTGCTGCATATTCACACCTCATTGAAACTCTTGGTTTACCAGAAACAACCTACAATGAATTTCTAGAATATGGAGCCATGAAAGAGAAACATGACTATGTTCTCGATATATCGGCAAACAACTCCACAAAAGAAAACACCGCAACACACATTGCTGTATTCTCCGCATTTACAGAAGGTATGCAATTGTTTTCTTCATTCATCATGTTGTTGAATTTTCCAAGACAAGGTAAGATGAAAGGTATGGGCCAGATTGTTACTTGGTCTATTGTAGATGAAACACAACATTGTGAATCTATGATTAAGTTATTCAGAACTTATGTTGAAGAAAATCGTGAAATATGGACAGATGAATTAAAATCGAAGATATATACGATTGCAGAAAGAATGGTTGAACTTGAAGATAAATTTATTGACCTTGCTTTCGGCATAAACACAATGGAAGGTCTATCAGCAGAAGATGTTAAAAAATACATTCGATATATTGCTGATCGTAGATTAATATCATTGGGCCTAAAAGGCGTATATAAAGTAAAGAAAAATCCTCTACCTTGGGTTGAGGAAATGATTAATGCACCAACACACACCAACTTCTTTGAGAATCGTGCTACTGACTATGCCAAAGGAGCTTTATCGGGAGACTGGAGTGATGTTTGGGCACATTAGGAGTATTAAATGCAAAAATATGTTTCTGGAGATTGTGCAAACTGTGAATCAACATATAACGTAGAATATATGGAAACCATGGTGTCACAAGAATTGCCTGAGCATTGTCCGTTTTGTGGTGAAGTCATTGAAGAATTATCGGAGTCCTATATAGAGGATGAAGATGATTTTGATGATGACGAAAAATGGGATCGATGCTAAATTGGCAGTACAACAATAAAGATTTTACGGAAGACTTGATTGGTGATAATTACGGGTTCGTGTATCAGATAACTAATCTGACGAATAACAAGAAATACATAGGCAAGAAATTTTTTTATTCTGCCAAAACCAAACAGGTCAAAGGTAAAAAAAAGAAGTTCAAAGTCCAAAGCGATTGGCAAACTTACTATGGAAGTAGTGACATTCTAAAGAAAGATGTGTTAGAATTGGGTCATGAAAATTTTAGTCGAGAAATTATACATCTTTGCCGTTCTAAAGGTGAATGTGGATATCTTGAAGCTAAAGAACAATTTATTCGTGGTGTAATGGAAAGTGATGATTACTACAACACATGGATAATGGTAAGAGTAAGAAAATCACACATAAAGGACTATAATGCTAGACTTCCTCACGTATCTTAAAGATGAAAATTATGATGCCTATTTCTTTTTGCCAGGCGAAAAGGAAAATCAAATTCATGTAGAGGCATCACTCTATAAGAATCCAGGTGAAGGTTTGGGTTCCAGCGCATTGGGACACAATTATCATGTCGTGCTATTCAGAGAAGATGAGGATCGTAATGTGGTCGATTTGGATCAGTTTGAGGGTGTTTTAACCTGTCCTCTAGAATACATTTCTGGACTGCTACCATCTGACTGGTATGGTATTATTGCCAGAAAGACTACCACTTCCACCGATTTTCTGGATAGACTGGTTGCCAAACTACAGGAATAGTGTTACACTAGAAATTCTTGGAAACTATTGAAAGTTTATTATGATTCTCGTTGATTTAAATCAGGTGCTTTTGGCTGGCCTGATGGCACAGATTAATAGCCAAAAAGGTGTCAAGCTAGAAGAAAATCTTGTTCGACACATGGTATTAAATATCATTAGGACTCATGTTAAGAATTTTCGAGCAGAATATGGCGAAGTTGTACTATGTTGTGATAATCGAAAATACTGGCGCAAAGAGTTTTTCCCATTCTACAAAGCAGGAAGAAAGAAAAATCGTGAAAAGTCAGATTTAGACTGGCACATGATTTTTGACATTCTTGCAAAACTCAAACAAGAACTCAAAGAACATTTTCCTTATAAAGTAATTGATGTTGATGGTGCAGAGGCAGATGATATCATCGGTACTCTAGTTCCTCGTCATATCATGCATGAAAACATCTTGATACTTTCGAGCGATGGTGATTTTCTGCAATTACAACAATATAACGGAAAAACAAAATTCAAAATTAAGCAATACAATCCATCTTTAAAGAAATATGTAACTTCCGATGATCCTCTGCTTGATCTAAAAGAAAAAATCATTCGTGGTGATAAAGGCGATGGAATTCCAAATGTGTTTTCTCCATCGGACTGTTTTGTTCGTGAATTACGACAAAAACCCATCACTAAAGGTATTATCGATAAATTACTGAATGAAGAATGGAACATCAAATTAAACCTGCATCCAAAAACAATCTATTAAATTACTTCATGGAACACAGGTTAAAAAACTTAATGGAAGTAATCGAGGAATTTTAATGAAAAACATTTATGAAATTTTTGATTCTTTTGAAGAAGCTAAATCTAAAGAAGAAAAAATGAAAGTGATTGGTGCAAATCTGTCACCAACATTGGTTGCCGTCTTAGAAATGACATTTCACCCAAAGTATGAGTGGCACTACAAAGAGATGCCACACGATTTCAAACCTTTGCAAACCGTTCCTGGTGTTTCCTATGCAAAACTACATACACATTTGAGAAAGATGTATCTTTTTCAAAAAGGACATCCAGAATCGGATAAATTAACGGAACAAAGAAGAAAACAGTTATTACTGCAATTTCTAGAAGCATTAGAACCTAGAGAGGCTGAAATCATAATTGGAATTTTTAAAAAAGACCAAGGTGTTAAAGGTCTAACATATAAATTTGTTAAGGATGCTTTTGCTGACTTATTGCCAGAATGTACAACAGAGAAAAAATAATAATAACAACGGGTATGTTCGACCCGCTCTCAAAAGAAGAAATAACATTCCTTAGAAAGTGTAGAAATAAGGGAGATTGGCTTATTGTTGGTATTCATTCTGATTCATATGTAATTTACGAATCTGGTGGCATTATGCAAAACTATACCACTCGTAGAGAAATCATAGAATCATTAAGGTGTGTAAATGAAGTGTTTACCTTTGATGATACAGATGGTACTGTATGTCAATTATTAAAATTAGTAAAGATTTGTTATCCTAATGCAGAATATACTTTTGTTTCGCAAGAGGATATGCATAATATGCCAGAATCCAAGATAAGAGGCATAACTTTTGAAACCATGAAAATAGGAGATTTATAATTGGGTAAGTTTGTTGGAAAGTTTCGTAAGAACAAAGACTATAATGACGATTACACATATACGAAACAAAGAAAGCACCGAAACG